ATGGCAACGATCAGAGCAAGGAAAAAGGCCGATGGGACGGTCAGCTACACCGTCCAGATCCGCCTCAAGAAAAAGGGTGTCATAGTTTACCAAGAAGCCCAGACATTCGCCCGCAAGCAGGCTGCTCAAGCCTGGGCGAAGCGACGGGAGACCGAATTGGCGGTACCTGGCGCTATCGAGCGGGCCAGCCGCAAGGGGCACACGGTCAAGGACATGATCGAGCGCTACCTGGTCGAAGCCGAGAAAGCCCGGCCGCTGGGTGAGACGAAGCGGCGAACATTGAATGCCATCAAAAAAAGCTACTTGGGCGAGAAGGTGGACTCCGACCTCACTCAGCAGGTGCTGGTGGATTACGCGCTCTGGCGCATGAGTCCTGAAGGTGGAGGCATTAAACCGCAGACGGCCGGCAATGACCTGGCGCACTTGGGGTCGGTACTGTCGCTGGCCAGGGCGGCGTGGGGCTATGAGATTGACGCGCAAGCAATGCCTGATGCGCGCCTCGTGCTGAAGAAATTCGGGTACAACCTTAAAAGCCGTGAGCGGGATCGGCGCCCTTCGCTGGATGAGATCGATAGGGTGATGGAGCACTTCTTCGAGATGTTGCAGCGACGTCCGAGCGTCATCCACATGCCCAAGGTAGTAGCGTTCGCGATTTTTTCGACCCGCCGAATGGACGAGATCACACGAATACTTTGGGAAGATCTCGATGAGCACCGGCAGGCAGTGAAGGTGCGGGACATGAAAAACCCCGGTCAGAAGATCGGCAACGACGTCTGGTGTTACTTGCCGGACGAGGCGTGGATCATCGTGCAGAGCATGCCCCGAGAGTGTCGCGAGATATTCCCGTATAACACGGACTCAATCGGCACAGCCTGGTCGAAGGCATGCAAGATGAAAGGGATAGAGGACCTGCACTTCCACGACTTGCGTCACGAAGGGGTGAGTCGGTTGTTTGAAATGGACTGGGACATACCCAGGGTCTCAAGCGTATCTGGTCACCGTGATTGGAACTCGCTGCGGCGATATACCCATTTGCGTGGGCGAGGGGATGGGTATAAAGGTTGGAAGTGGCTGGATCGGATCATTCAGGCACCGGTTAAACTCGGCGCCCGGGCTGAGTAGCCGGGTGGATAACGATGCTACCTCTATATGCGCTAAGTGGTGGTAGGCATCGGCTGTGTGTCGATTGCGGTCAGTCGCGAACGGCTGCTCTCGACCCACAGAAGACACTCGCCCGGCTAACCCTGCGGCTTGTTCTGCGCTCATATCAATACCCCAAGTTGGCGGCAGTATGCGGCTGAACCATAGTCTGCGCTGCGCTCCCAAATCACTCTTCCGTGGCAATGCATTCCACCCTTAAGACCGGAAAAAGTTCGCCCGGGTTACGGCACTCGCTGTTTAGCCTCAAGCGTGCAGCCTCCGCGAGCGATCTAGTCGGGTAGCTTGGCTTCAGCCGTAACTTAGCTTGGTTGTCATAGATGTCGAAGCCACCCGAAACCGTAGTGGCATAGAACCGAGATCCTGTTTGGAAAGACTCTCTTTCTACTGGAACAGCTGGAACGATAACAAATCTTGTTTGCATGTTTCATACCTCCCCAGGCAGATAGTTAAGTATTAGCCTGAGGATGGGAAGGCATCAATATGACTCATCGGGACGAATCAATGACGCTCTGTGTCACTTACCCTGCTCGCCACCCTCGGGTCAACCATGGTCATCTACGACCGGCAGCTATCGACCCATAGCTGCCCTTGAGGTGGCAAGCCCTTTTAAAGTAAGCCCTTTTCACCAGGCCTTGCGTAGAGGCGAATAGGCTATTTGTAGCTAGTGAAGCTTTTTATATTCTGTTTTGTTTTATTTATTATAGCGATTAGCTTTGTATTAGCAGGATCAAAGAGTTCAGCTATTTTTTTTGCTCAAGCTGGAAAAGTTTTTTCTCTGGGCTACCATGAAATTTGCCAACATCACAAGTGGCTAGTAAAAGCGAAAAAACCTAATCCTCCACTTTAATTGACAAGACTACCCCCATTTTTGTCATGACTTTAAATGTGGCTAATAAATACTTAGAGGAATTTGAGCCATGCCTTTTCCTATCACCAAACAATATATCTCTATTGAGCAGCCTGATAAAGTCTTGATTTCTGGGGAGGGGGCGAAAGCACTCGTCAATAGCTTAATTCAAAAGCCCGCTATCACACTTGTTGAACTGGTTAAAAGCGGGGCAGTAATAAATCTTTCTGCAATCACTGTCGACGATAATGGGCGGGTGGTAATTACTCAGCAAGCATTTAAAGACGCTATAGAAGCGAGAATGGCTCAAGCCGTTGCAGCCGGCGGCGCAGAGATTTCATTTATTGACACGAACTGTTCGTGCAATGTCTAAGAGCACTGTTAATATGGACGCGCAATTTGCGCGCTATCATCTGGATGCGCTCGCAAGAGCGCTTTCTAGTGATCGCTTGCATTTAATATTGATGCCAACGGAGAAGTGCAACTTTCGGTGCGTGTACTGTTACGAAGACTTTTTGCACGGGAAAATGCCTCAATCAGTATGGTCAGGCGTCTACTCGCTTCTCGACAAAAGAATCGAAGAGCTGAAGGAGCTGGAAATCAGCTGGTTTGGTGGCGAACCCCTCCTTAATTATAATCTTATTGTGGAAACGTCACGTTACATAAAGGATTTGCTCGTTCAAAAAAATTTAAAATGCAATTATCGAGCTTCAATGTCTACAAATGGATCACTTCTCACAATGAAGCGCCTAGATGAGTTAAGTGCGATTGGCGTAAAAACATTCCAAATCTCGCTTGATGGAACAGAGAAATTTCACGACAACACAAGAGTCAAAGTGAATAAAACAGGATCGTTTTTTGATATTTGGAATAATCTGGTTTCATTCAAAGACTCTGATTCGGATTTCGAAATAAGTCTTCGTATACATGTCCACCAAAAAATATTGCTGACATAGAGGTTCTTTGTGATCGCCTGCTAAAAACATTTGGTGGTGATGATCGGTTTCGAGTTTTTTTAAAGCAATTGAAAAATTGGGCGTCAATGAAAGCGGCCTCCATCTTATGGGAAGGAGCGCTGACGATGTGATTTCCAAATTTAAAAGAAAGACTGAGGGAACCACCCTGCACATTGAACCGAGCAGATACAAGTCGTATTGCTATGCCTCTCACGCAAATTCTTTTGTTATCCGATCTAATGGCGATGTCGCAAAGTGCACTGTTGACTTTAATAACCCGGCAAATAAACTGGGCAGGCTGACTTCAAATGGAGAACTTTTAGTTAGCAATGACTTACTGAGGCTTTGGGTGCAAGGTATTTTAGAGGGAGGCGAACACTCTGCAAAGTGCCCTTTGGGCTTGGTTAATAAGGAATATTTAAAAATACCATCCGCAATAAAAATAATTCACCCATCTTAATTTTAACTTTTCGTATCGACGAGAATATAGAAGAATTTTCCGCAATCAATTTGGCGTCCAAGTAAGTCGTATAAACTCCACAAATTGGAGTCTGGGGTTCAATTGAAGCGCCGCATTTCCCCTATGCCGGTTTGGGACGACTTGCGCCTAAGCAGACCCCACCTACACCTGCCACTTTCTGATGGGGTAGAGCCGTTCGTTGTGAATCTCCAGGACCGCCCATGCGGGCTTTTTCATTTCGGCCAAAAACGGCTAACCGGATTACCTATTTGGGGGTTGAGTTTTGGCCATCGCCACCGTCCGCTTTGGGTCGTTAGCTGCCCTCGCCAAGTGCCGGTCCGGGTTGATCGTCGACGATGTCGACGGCCACCGGCACTTGGCCAGGCGAGGTGCAATCTTCCGTTAGCCGGCCCGCAGCGTCTTGTTCAATTGTGCACACTCCTTGCGGGCAGCCTCCCGCTGCTGATCCAAGTATTGCGCCAGGTCGGCAATATGAATGCCTCGTGCGCTCTTCTGGCTTGCCTCGAGCCTGGTGATAGGAAGCTTGATCTGTCCGGCAAGAACCTTTCTCTGAAACATATCAGGGGTGAGGTGGGTGAAGTAGTCGGTGCACACCTGGTCGATTGGGATGATGGCGAGTCCGTTGTATTGCGCCATTAGCATGAATGCAGTGTTCATGGCTTGCGCCCTCCCAGGATGATGAAGCCAGCTGCTTGACGGGTTTTGGAGCATTGGTCGTGATTGCCCTTCGCGCGAGCCTTACCGCAGATGTCGCAAATGAACGACATGGCTGGCCGAAGCATTGGCTGCATGCCCTTGGGCGTACGAGTGGACGGGATGTAGGTCGATGTGTCGATCACAGCGAATACCTCTCATGGACTCTGCGAGCGTTCGGGCTCAGCGCCAGGTGTTCAAGTTTCGTGGCACTGTTTACAGTCGGTAACGTGCCTGTTTCGGTGGGGTGTACGGCGCTGCTGCGATACAGCTTGACTAGCGTGGCGATTAGCGCCACTGCGAGCGCAAGGCTGATCAGTTGCCAAGTGCGTGTTTGGTTACGCATGGATGCAGGCCTCAAGTACGTGCTTGCGCGCGAGTTCGAACAGCTCGTCGGCTGACACTGGTTCCACGAGTTGCTCGCCGTTCTGCACGGCTTCCAACCGTGTACGGTACAGCCCGGCCTGGCCGAGCCACGCGGCTGCGTTGAGTTTCGCATCGGGTGCGGGATGGTCGTGCTGGCTCATGCCGCCTCCCGCTGGTACAGATCGATCAGGTCCTTGGCATTGGCGGCGATCAGATCCTCCGCCTCGTCAGGGCAAACACTGTTGCCGATAAGTCGGATCTGGTCGGTGTTGTTGATGGTGCGCCACTCCAGTTGGCCTGTGTGAGGATTCTCAAAGAGTCCGCGATCGAGGATGTAGTCAGGGCTGAACCCTTGCGCCAGCTTCAGCTCTGGTGCCTTGAGCATGCGCAGGGTGAAATCCACTAGGGCGTACTCGCCGAGCAGCACCACATCCACTGGCTCGGGGAAGTGTTCAGGCAGGTACTTGTGCAGGAAGTGGGCGCACTTCCGGGCTCGTTCCATCAGTTCCGGCGGCAGAATGGCGGCTGGCAGCTGCACGATGGTGACCAGCGCCATGCGCTCTCTAGTTGGCAGCGTGTGCATAGGCTCTTCCACGCCTTGCCACTGTCCACCCGTGCCGTAGTACTTCACCAGGTAGGCGGTGGCTAGACGCTGATTGGTGCCTCGTCCGAGAATGGTGCTCAGTGGAGCCTTTGCAGCCCGCCCGTCACCGTTGTAGAACCCGCCGTTAGCCTGCTCGAAGTGACACGCGGCCAAAGCGTGGTGCCCGCTGCCTGTGGTCAGGGCGTTGACGGGCTGCAAAAGGCTGCTGCCGGTGCAGCCCTTGCGCAGTGTCACCATGGCGGCAGTGGCCATTGCCTGTTCGCCCCGGTTTGCTCCGGTAATAGTTCGAACTGCCTCTGTGACAGGGTAACCCGAGCGCTCGCCATGGTGGGTCAGATGCGTGAGGTGTGCTGCGACCATGGCGAAGTGGCCACCCTTCACCTGGGCAACCTGGGTGCGCAAAGGCTCTGCAATGCTGAAGGTTCGCTGGTTGCTCGCGTTGGCGAACTCGGTGAGGCTGGCGGCAGCCAGCTGTTGATCGTTCAACGGGATGACAAACGGTTGCTCGGCCAGCACGGTGTGCCGCCAGAATCCCTTCGCGACCCGGCGGCAGGTGTTGTCCACCAGCGGGCGCTTGCGGTCGAGGATGCTTTTGCCCAGGTCGGAAAAGTCGATGCACTCCGCCGCGGTTCGCCATGGCAGCTGGTCGGCCTGAGGGTTCTCGTGTCTCTTGGGTTTGGTCCATACAATGGGACGGCCATCGGTGCGACCGATCAGGAACAAGCGCTTGCGGATGGTCGGTGACCCAGCGTTGGACGCACGGCGTTCTTTCCATTGCACGTTGCAGCCTAGGCCGCGCACCAGAGCTTCCATGGGAACCCACTGGCCGATGCAGTCCATTATTTCCGCCATGTCGGGATGATCGGCAGGCAGGCCGGTGGTAAGACAGGATACGAACGCCCTGAAGGTGCGGCCCATCTCGGTCTTGACCGGTTTACCTGCATCGTCCAGCGGTCCCCAGGCCTGGAACTCCTCGACGTTCTCCATGAGGAACAGGCGCGGGCGTGTCGCGAATACCCAGCGGACAACGACCCATGGCAGGGAGCGAACGCTCTTGCTGCGTGGCGCGCCGCCTTTGGCCTTGGAGAAGTGCCGGCAGTCCGGGGAGGCCCACAGGATGCCCACGGGCTGGCCGCCTGTGGCCTCCAGCGGATCGACCTCATAGATATCGCTGATGTAGTGTCGGGTCTTGCGGTGATTGGCCCGGTGCACGGCGATGGCGATGGGATTGTGGTTGATGGCCACATCTGGGTCGCGATAGGCCCGGGCGCCACCGCTACTGGCTCCGCCTGCCCCCGCGAACAGGTCTACATACAGTTCGCGCTGGAAGGGGAGAGCCTGCTGCTGGGCACTTGCCACGTTGATCTGCTGGGCGGCTGTCATGCTGCAGCACCTGCATTTGCGGCGCTGGCCGGTATTTCGCGCAGTTGAGAGTGTATGCGTTTAGCCAAATCGCTCAGGCCGGTGGCTTGCAGGCCGGCGCGTGATGCCTGCTGAGTTGCCTTCATTGCCGTAAGCGTCCGCTCGGTAAGGTTCAGAGTTTCTATGGCGCTGATGAGCAGCTCGTAATCCGCCCTGGTCACTGCCAGTCCGGTATACGACATGATCCTGGCTTCGAGCTCGCGGACGTTGCCTTTGAGATGGGCTACAGCCATGTGGTGCTTGCGCTGGCTCGCCTCGGCTTGGACTCGCGCTTCGTCCAGGTCCACCTGCAGGCTTTGTATCTGCAATCTCAGATCGGCCTGCAGACGCTGTTTCCCGATTTCCAGGCCCCTGTTGAAGGCACGATGCCGAGCTTTCGCGAACAGGAAAGGCAGGATGGCCAGGGTGACCAGAAAGATGATGCCCAGGGCAAGAACTTGTTGATGCGGTTGCATGTGCTGTGCTCCAAATGCAGCCCTCCGCCGTTGGTGTGAGAGTCGGCGGGGGCCATATGCCCCTGATGGCCGGGGCCGCCTGGTCAGGCAGATTGGGTAGAGCGTTCGGCCTGCCGGTCGAGATAAGCGGCAAGGTTGTGCAGGTAGATCACGTGCTGGGCTTTCTTCGAGCTGTCGATCTTGCTCAGCTGAAGATCAATACGTCCTTTGTTGATCAGCTCTTTGAACCGCCTGTCTGACCCGATGTGGGGGAAATATCGCTCTCTGACGGCAGTGAGCGTTGGGCAGGGGGTGGTCCACTCGCTGCGGAGCTGTTCCAGCGTACTCATGCGCATTTCCCGATACCGTCAGGGCTGGGCCGAAGCTTCGCGCGGACTGCTGCTGCGAGCTGCTCTTTAGTGGCTCCCGTCACTGCAGCGCAGACATCGCCCTGGTCGTCAGTCACCACGGCGCCAAGGGGAAGCTGTCGGTTTACGGTGGCGATAACGTAGGCTGTCTGACCCGTCTGCAGGACCTCTTCAACGCTGACTTGCGCCTCCATGAGAGCAAGCGCTTCTTCCGTTTGGGCTGCGGAGTCAGCCCGGCCATTCGCGATGTCCTGCACAAAATCTCTCAAGGACTGGCACTTGGTGGAGAGGGCGCGCGGAAGTTTCAGGCTGCTGCAAAGCGGCCCAAGGGTCACCTTGATGCTGTGATGCGTACTGTCATTTTCGATCTCGATCTGTGCATCGACCGTGGCTTCGGGACGCTGCAATTTGCAGGTCGCAGTGCCGCCGTTATCCAAGGTGCGTTGCAGCAGCATGATCTGGCGAAGGGAGATCCTGAATTCGCTCATGCAGCACCTCCATTGGCAGGTACAGCATGGGCTTTACCTTCGAGCGTGACGACCAGCTGCAAGCCAGTGCTGCGCTGGAATGCCTGTATTTTTGCCACGCTGCTGCAGGCGGTTGGATGGATCAGAATTGCTACCGATCCGTTGTGCTGTGCTGATTTCATTCTTCGTGTCCTTGATGTGAGAGAGGGGCACGAAGCTGAAATTAGCAAAAGCTAAATAATTGTTCAATAGCAGATGCTAAATTGCATGGGCGTGGTTGCGCCCCGGCGGATGGCCGGTAGGACACAACCCGAGAAGGCGTTAGAGCTTTTTCGCGTTCCAGGCCAGTAGGACACGGGCCTGGATATGCATCCGCTCGATCATCGACTCGTCGATGGTAATCGGCGGGTAGATAGGATTGTCGGAGATCATTCGGAGCTGGCCTCCAGTCAGACGCTGCAGGCGTTTGATGTAGAGATCGCCATCGAGGGTGAAGACATAAATTGCGTCTGTCTTCACTTCGGTGATCCCGCGATCCACAAGCAGGGCATCACCGTCTGCGAATGTGCCAGACATGCTGTCGCCGTCGCCAGTGATGATCGCCAGGTTGTCGATGTTGGAGAAACTTAGGCCCTGCATCCTGAGCCAGTCTAGGTGAACCGTCATGTCGCGGATGACTTCAATGTGCATTTCCGGGGCTGCCTTGCCATGCCCCATAGAAGCCGCGACATCGAGATGCGGAATCAGAACGTAGTTCTTGTCCTTTGCTGCCCTGGTGGGCAGGCGAACCACGTTGGTTGGGGCTGCGATGGAGGGTTCCTCCATTGGAGGAGATGTCAGCGTCCCTGCTGCAAGCCCAATCTTGAGCTCGAGATTAAGCGCAGCCTTTTCCCCCAGCTTGCGGTGGCCGTTGAGCAGTTGCGACAGGTACGACGCGTCTAGGTCGTGAGCCTCGGCGAATTCCTTCTGGCTCAGGTTCCCCATGATCGTACGGAGGGAGGCGATGCGCCTTTCGTTAATGTCCATCTGCAGATGATTGCTTTCCGTTAGCAAACAGTAAATTACGAGTTGCTATTGCCTTCATAATTAGCAATTGCTAATCTGCCGGGCATTGGAGGTGTCTATGACGCTTAGCGAATATTTGAAAACGATAGACAAGGAAGGGGTCGACGCCCTCGCACGGCACTGCGGAACATCGGTCGGCCAACTGAAGCAAGTGGCTTATGGGAACCGCCGCGCAGGTGCGGGGTTGGCTGTCAATTTGGATCGAGAAACGGGAGGGGAGGTTACTTGTGAGTCGCTGCGACCGGACATTGACTGGGGGTACTTAAGACAAGGAAAGGGGTAAGAACGCTGGGCCAGGTCTCTCACCTCCCAGCCCAGCTATGACAGTACGAAGCACCATCACTCTCGTCGGCCGGTGGCCTCTCTCACAAGTTCAGCCGGACGACTATTACCACATGCCATGCCCGCACAGCACGCAAGGCACAGCACACAGGTCGTGGTCGTAGGATAGGTCTTACATGATCCTATGACTAGGCCGTAAACCGAGGATTTACGGTTATGAGCAGGATTGATCTTTTGCCGGGCGCAGGTCCGGTTCTCACTTTGCGGCAAGCGCTCTACCGCGCGGGTCGTGATTATCACGGCGGTATCACCAGACTCGCGTTTGACATGGGGCTCGAAGTGGATGCCCTGCAGAAGAAGCTGCACCATGCAGACGACCGCCGCTGGCCAACCCCTGACGAACTGGAAGAGATCGTGCAGTGGACCGCTGATCCTCGGTTGCTCGATGCGCTGGTTCGTCCTGCCGGTGCGGTCTGGTATCGCCCCAAGCCTGTGCCTGCTACCAACGATGCCTTGCAGGCGGTTGCGAAGCTTCTGGCCGAGTCCGGTCAATTCGTGGGTAGCCTGCATGATGGTGCCTCGGACAACGTTTGGACCTTGGCGGAGGTGTTGAATCTGGAGCAGCGTGGCATGGAAGTTATCCGGCAAGTTCTCGCCATCATGGCGGGCGCGCGCGAAGCCATGGAGGACGCAAGCCATGGCTGATGCCGTCGATTTTGCCAATGACCGCGCTGAGTATTTCCTCCAGTTGTCGCTGCAGCGTCTTGCGCGACTCCCGGTCAAGCCAAGCGCGCAGATCTGCGAAGACTGCGATGAGCCGATCCCGCTGGCCCGTCAATTGTCGGTCTCCGGCTGCGAAACCTGCATCGATTGCCAGGAGTTGCGGGAGCGCCGGAGATGAGCGAACGCCCAACTCCTACCACAGCTGATTGGGCGCGGCGTTACATTGAAACCTTCGGTCTGGCTCTGGTTCCTATCGAACCGGGTGAAAAGGGACCGAAGGGGGCTGGATGGAACAAGCCTGGTGGCTATTTCACGGATGCCTCGAAAGCTGAAGTGTTCTGGACTGCGAGCCCGAACCACAACCTTGGAGTTGTGCTTGGGCCGAGTCGTGTCTGCTCGCTCGATGTTGATGATGTCGAGCTGACCCGGCAGGTGCTGCAGCAGACGCTTGGGCTTGATGTCGACGCACTCGCTGACGCGTACCCCACCTCCGTGGGCAACCCTGAACGATTCCGCGTGATGTTTCGCGTCCCTGAGGGGGTGGAGCTGAGTCGCCACGCCTTGGTTTGGCCAAATAAAAACGACCCGGATGGCACCATCTACAAAGGGCTCATGGTGCAAGTGAAGGCTGCCATGGACGCGGGGGATGCAGGCCGCGAGGCCGCCTTCCGCATGGCGGCTGAGCCTTTCAAGAAAGTGACAGTCTTCGAGTTGCGGGGTGGCCTGGTGCAGGACGTATTGCCACCATCCATTCACCCGGGTACTCACAAGCCTTACACATGGCGTACCCCTCCGACAGCTGAAGGCTTGCCAGAGCTGCCTGCCGACTTGTTGGCCATCTGGCAGGACTGGGATGAGTTCAAACCGAAGGGGGAGGCCGTTTGCCCGTGGAAACCGAAGGCGGCAACGCCTACGCCTGCAGCTCGTCCCATGGCCAAACCATTAACAGCTACAGCACAATCTCGTGATCGGCTCCCCGAGGTTATCCCTGAATTCAATCGTACCCATGACATCGCAACGATGATTGAGGCGCACGGTTACAAGCGCGTCGATGGGAAGTGGTTGAGCCCGCACAGCAGCTCAGGCCTACCCGGTGTGACAATCACGGAGGGCAAGCTCTACTCGCATCACACCTCGGACCCGCTGGCGAACGGACACAAGAATGATGCTTTCGATGTGTTCTGCATCCTGGAGCACGACGGCGACCAGAAGGCTGCGACTAGGGCGGCAGCCCGGATCCTGGGTATTGACGCGAAGTCCCGTCCGCCGGCACCGCCGCCATTGGGCGAACTTCCCCGTGCCCCATCGGTGGCGGAGCCGGCCGAGCTACCTCCGGTCGTCGATAGCAATGTCGAGCATCTTCCCCGCACCCCATCAGACGTCGAGGCCATCAGCCCGGCCGGCTCCTCGGCCACCGGGGGGCCGGGGGGGATGCCCTGGACATTGATGCTGCGATGCGCCGATTTGCGCTGGTCGAAGGTTCCACGAACGTATGGGACTTCGACAAGCGACGGTCGATGAAGCGGACAGGCTTCGAGGCCTTGGTCGGCAAGCCACTCTCGAAAGCGTGGATGGAGCGGACCGACAAGAAGCTCATCGCCTCCGAGCAGGTGCAAGAGCTTGAGCAGGCCCGAAAGATGTCCAGCAAGAAGGGTGGGGCGCTGAAGCTTGAACCGCTCGACCGGTACATCTACATCGATGGGACAAAAGAGGCCTGGGATCGTGAGAAGAAGCGTCGGTTGCCCGAGGGCAGCGTCAAGATGGCCTTGGGGGATGCCTATCAGCTCTGGCTGAACAGCCCGGAGCGGCGGGTGGTGGACGTCGATCACATCGTGTTCGACCCAACGATGACCAAGGACCCGGCGATCTACATCAACACTTTTGAGGGCTTGCCGCTTGAGCCGGTCCGTGACGATGCTGCGTGCGAGAACCTGCGGTGGCTGATCTCGTTCCTTTGCAACAATGACGCCGAAGCGTTGGATTGGTTGGTCAAGTGGCTGGCCTACCCGCTGCAGCACATGGGCGCAAAGATGGACACCGCGATTCTGTTCCACTCAACCATGGAGGGCTCGGGCAAAAGCCTGCTGTTCGCGGACATCATGGGCGAGCTGTACGGTCGTTACGGTGCCACGGTTGGCCAGGCGCAGCTGGAGGGCAATTTCAACGCCTGGCAAAGCGGCAAGCTTTGGGCCGTGTTTGAAGAGGTGGTCAGCCGTGACCAGCGCTACAACCAGGTAGGCAAGATCAAGCACATGATCACCGGCAAGACGGTGCGCATGGAATCCAAGTTCATCAACGGCTGGGAAGAATCCAACCACATGAACTCGGCGTTCTTGAGCAACGAGATCATGCCGTGGCCGATCAGTGAAGACGACCGCCGGATGCTAGTGATGTGGCCAATGGAGACTCTGCCCGCCGAAAGGCAAAAGGCTATCGCCCGAGAGTTGGCCAACGGTGGGGTGGCAGCTTTGTACGGGTGGCTGCTCGATGTCGACCTTGGGGATTTCAACCAGCGCACGCGTCCGCCAAAAACTGAAGCCCGCCAGAGGCTTGTTGAGCTGAGTCGCACGGCTTGGCAGACCTTCTTCTACCTCTGGCGAAACGGCGAGTTGGGGCACGGCCTATGGGGCTGCTGCCTGACTTCCGATGTGTACGCCATGTTCCTTGAGTGGTGCTCCCACAACAAAGAGAACTCCATGAGCCACACGAAGTTCTCGCTGATGTTAAGCGCGAAGGTGGAGAAGACACGCCCTATCCCCTGGACTGATGGCAGTTCTCGCCGATTTGCGGCGTTCTTTGTGCCCAGCGAAGGTGATCCTTCCCTGCCCCCATCCATGAAGTCGGCCGAGCTGGGCAAGACCGTTGTCGAGTGGCGTGCCCGAGCAAAGCTGGCGGGCTGGAGCGTGGACAGTTGGGACCACATCAAGAGGCTTGCGGCATGACTCTGCCATTAAGTGTGTTGGGTGTGTTGGGTTTGTGTTGGGTTGGTTTCAGTAAGCCAACACACATTCAGGCCCCGGAATCTGTGGCTTTGGGGGTATGTGTGTTGGGTGTGTTGGGTTTGTGCGCACGCGCGCGCGCGCGATTTTTTTTAATCGCTGAAATCGAAGGGGGAAGAAATCTCTATGCGAACCCTGAAAAACCCAACACACCCAACACACTCAACACAGTTACTTCCAATCCATTGAATTCATTGAGTTTTGAGTGTGTTGGGTTTGTGTTGGGTTTGCCAAATGCGTGTTGGGTACTGGCCGGGGAGGGCTGGCGATGACGAAGGACCAAGGATTGCGCCTACAGGGGCAGGTGGATCACGCGCTGCACCGCATCGATATGGCGGCACTTATCGACCAGTCCGAACGCCTGCGTCTGGTTGCCGAGCTGATGAAGCATTGGGGAGAGCGGCGTGGACAGCTTGGGCTGGATGCCGGCTTGGGCAGTCAGATGGGCAGCATCATGGAATGGAAGGGGGCTGCACCGCGCGGAGGCTCATCCGGTTCGCGAATTTTGGTCAGCGGTGCAGGCCTTGATCACGCGGCAGCAGAGGTTGACGCGGCAGTGGTCCAGCTGGAGCGGCGTGATCCGCGCGGGGCTACGCTGGCCAAGCTGGCCCAACTGCGCTACCTGTATGGGGCCACGGTGCGCGAGCAGATGCGCGAGGTTGGGCTGGCTGAGGACGCCGACCGCACCTACCGAAACTGGGTTAAGGCCCTTCACCTGCAGGTGTTTGCCATCCTGGCCGCCCGCGCTGGCCGCGTCCGCCAGCAGACCGTTCGTCGGGTGAATATGCGACTTGCGTGCAACATTGATGAGACATAGCCACCACATGGCGACGAACCGAAAATAGGCCCTTTTCGGTTTTCCGGTGGCATGTAAAAAGGCGCCACGATATCAAAAGTGCGCTTAGGCGCTTCCCCCACAAGCACTGTGCTGTGCACGCCGCTCCGAATTTTCGGCGCATCGAGAACCCTGCCAACTGGCGGGGTTTTCTTTTTCCGGCGCCGTGCTTTGCCAATGAGGCTTACATGAACAGCGAGCAACAAACGTTAGCCGAACTGCCAATCTGGATGGTGATCGTGCTGTCCCTGGTCGGCGGTGTTTCGGGAGAGATGTGGCGGGCGGACATGGCGGGCGCTCGCGGTTGGGGGCTGATTCGCCGGTTGGCGTTGCGCTCTGGTGCCTGCGTGACCTGCGGTCTTTCGACCAACATGCTGCTGTACGCTCTCGGCGTTTCGGTATGGGCGGCAGCAGCGGTTGGTTGCTTGGCTGCGATGGCCGGCGCCGATGTCGCGATC